CGGGGATGTACTCCCATGCCGTCGTGATCGCAGCCAGCAGCGCGGCGAGCTGCACCGTCAGGAGCTTGTGCGCGGACTTCCATTCTTCGATCAGCTTCATGCCAACTCCTTGCTGTAGCGGTCGAAGGCGCCAGCCAGTTTCGTGTCGTAGGCGTTTGACCGATAGTTGGGGCCGTTGTAGCCGGCGGCGAACTTGGCCCAATCCAGATTGACGAGCGCGCGCAGAAGATTCGCGTTCGCCTTGATGAAGCGTATAAACGCGTCGAGCTGGCATGCCTCGCTCGCGTACATGGCGTTGACGAACGCCTGCACCGAGTCATAGCTGAGGAGCTTCCAGTGGTAGCCCATGATCTGAAACATGCCCCACGATGCGGATTCGAGCGCCGATACGCGATCCAGCTTGATCGCTGCGGCGAGGCGGTCCCACTCGGCCGCGCCACCCTCGTATCCGCCCGGCGTCGAGTTCACGATGTTCGGCGAGGCGTACAGGATGATGCTCGGGGAGCGCTCGCGCGTGTTCTCGATCAGGCGCTTGCGCATGACGTGGCGCTCGAACAGGATCACAGGGCGAACGCCATCGGGGAGGAAACCGGAGCCGCGCGATTCGACCGTCGCCACAGCGCGGATAGCTGCGACGGGAACGCCAAGCCCGGCGGCAGCGCGTTCGAAGTCGGCGAGGGAGAGTGGCTTGTTCATTTGTCGCTTCCGATCCAGCGCTTGTACAGCGCTTCGAGAGGTTCGAGCGCCCGGCCGCCCATGTGGCCGGCGATGCCGACGAATACGGCCGTCATCAGTGGGGTGAGCGAGCTGGCTTCGCAAATGTAGAAAGTAATCACGCCCGCGAATCCAGATGTGCTCACTTCGCCAAGGAAAGTAAAACAAGCCTGTCTCATGCTCATGGTGCCAGTCCTTATCTTGCGGACGAAGCGCACGGTTCCGCCCCACACAGAGAGAAGCACTACCCAGGCATACGTCAGCAAGTCGTATGAGAGCGGGCTCTTAGCGGCTTCTGCTGCCTGCCTGATTTCCTCGTTCATCATAGTGGCCCGGTTGAAATGTTGGTGCGATTGTAGCACCGTGTTACGTTTAGCCAACCACAAAACCAGCCGGAGCGCTACTGGACAAAGTAATAAAGGGTGATAATGCAACACACCATTTAGCATGGTGCGCAATGGTGCTATAGGGGGAGCAATATGGCGAACACACAACCGCGCCGCAAGCCGATGAAGGCGACGGCCGCCAAGCCTGTAAACGAAGCTGGACATGAAGCGCCGTGGAACAGGGGAGACCCGGGTAGAAAAATCGCTATCAACGTGCCCTTCCCTGAGCCGCTTATGATCCAGCTTGACTATCTCGTCGAGAACCGCGCGATTCACTCGAAGTCGTCGTTTATCCGCGACGTGGTGAACGAAGCGGCGACGCGCGAGGTTGAGAAGCTGCGCCGCGTGCAAGCTGCCGTGCGCATGATCGAAGCCGAAGATAAAGCCCGGAAAAAATGAATGCCATCCGCCAATTCCCCGTCATTTTCATCGTCCTCGCGCTCGTGGCCGGCGTGCTGATCGGCCGCTCGCCCCTATTCGACTATTCGAGCGCGGAGGATTGCGTCATCCATGCGAAAACTCCCTACGCTATCGGCGCGTGCTACGACCTGTACCCACGCGCCGCCGACAAGCGCTAGTAGCCTCCCGTCATTGCCTGAATGGCGCCGCGAAGAATCTGTACCTGCTGCGCCTCGTTCTCCTTCAGCTTCACGCGCTTCTCGCCAAGCGAGAGCGTGTCGTCGGTCTGGATGCGAACAGCCTCGTCGCTCAGAGCCTTGAGCACCTTGTTCGTGCTCTCGCCAACACGCGCCGCGCCGAGCAATTCCGCCTGCCCCGGTCGCGTCACGATGTCCTGCATGGCCTCGACATCGGCGTTCTTGCGCGCGAGCGTCAGCTCGGCCTGCGCCTTCTTCGCCTCGTCCATGATCTCGTAGTACCGGCCGCGCACGTTCTTCGCCGTGTCGTCCTTCAGGAACCTATTCATGATCGGCACGTCGCTGGTCTGGATCGCGCCCGGTTCCGTCAGGGCCAGCTTGCCGAGCCCCGCCGAGTCCGCGACGAACCCGCCGAGCCCGCCCGCGTAGGTCTGCCACAGGAACTTGAGCGTCTCGGGGCTGACCTTCGTGATGTCGTTATCGTACCGGTCGGCGCCCAGCATCTCGCCGCCCTTCTCGATGCCCTGCGCGAGCGTGTCGTAGATTGAGCCCTTCGTCGCGCGGTTCATCTTCATGTTGTCGGGCTTGTTCTTGTCCGTGTCGTGCTCGGGCACGATCTGGCCGCCGAACGAGCTGCGATTGAAGCCCGAGCGCATCAACGGCTGCGCGACGGTCGGCGTCACCGCGAGACCAAGGTCCGCAAGGTGATTGTCGCTATCCGGGTTGTAGGCGTTCGACAGCGGGAAGTACGCGTCGATGAAGCTCGACATCACGCGCGCGGCCGTCTTCATCGCGCCCTCGCCGCGCGTCCACTCGGCCAGCGCCATGCCCATCCCGAACACGGGCGCGAACTCCTGCGAGATAGGAATCGTGAGCGTCTTGCCGCCGATGTGCATGCGCAGAGACTTCGAGCGCATGCCCCAATCGGTGCCGAGCCACTTGTCCTTGTCGTCGTCCATGCCCATCGCGCCCGCGAGGAACCCGAGCGCGCCGAGCATCGCGAGCGCAACGAACGCCTGCTTGCGGTGCGCGCCCTTCGCCACCGTCTTGAGCGCGTTCGCCGTACCCTGAATTGCCGGGTTGATGAACAGGTAGATTGCGCCGAGCGCGCCCGTCATCGAGCCCTTGCGGTCAAAGTCGACGGTCACGTTCTTCGCCGCGGATGCAGCGACGCCCGGCGTCGCGCCGTTCTCGCGCATCGCCATGTAGAGCCCGAGCCGGAGCGCGTTTTCGGTCGCCTGGTTCGCGATCTCGATAACGTGCGCCATGCCGCCCACAATCTTCTTGCCCGCCACGACAGCGGCTTTGCCCTTCATGCCGTCCTTCAGGTAGCCCGTCGCGCCGTAGGCGTTATCGAACTCCTGTTGCAGGTTCCTGCCCGTCGTCTCAAGGTCCGACATCCACGATGCGCCAGTCTTGCCGCCGTGCATCCGGTACTCGGTCAGCATCGCGCCAGTCCTGCCGGCGGGCGCCTTGCCCGTTGCTGCCCACTGCGCGAGCGCCTTAACGGCCGCCGGATACTTCGTCCACGCCTGCGCCGCCACCTTGGCGCCCTCGTTGCCCACCATGTTGATCGTGCCCGTGAGCGCGTCGCGATAGGCGTTGGTGAAGATGAACGCGGGGTTGTAGCCGGTGTAAATCTTCGACAGGTAGCGGTTCACGGTGCGCATACCTTCGAGGATCGGGTGCATACGGCCCTGATCGAGCGGACGAACCTGCTGCGCGAGCGCCGTGTCGTTGATCTGGATGCGCACGGGCTCGCCCTGCACGTAGACCATCACTTCGTTGTCTTGCAGCGGCTTCACGAACTCGGCGACGCGCTCGCCGTTCGAGTCGAGCACGATGTAATTCGGCCGCGCATGCGAGCCCAAGCCTTCGAGGAAAGCCGTGACTTGCGCCTGCGACGTGAACGAGCCCACCGTGCGGCCGTTGGTCGGCGCGTGCGGGCCAACGTCAACGACGTTGTAGACGCGGCCGGCGATGTAGCGCCCCTTCGGCGGGACGCCAATCGTCCACAGGCTCGGGTCAGGGTTCTCATTCACCAGCGCGAGGAGCGACTGGCGCGCGAGGTTCTTTTCGCCCGACACAACGGCCTGATCGTAGTCGCGCGCGATGTTTTCGAGGATGTGCTCGTCGCGCGCCTCGTGGCCCATCGCGCGCTTCACCTTGGGACCGGGCTCAAGGTCTCCCTTCAGCGGCACGTAGTTCTTGTAGGCTTTCGAGAGCGTGTCGTGCGTCTCCTGGTCAATCAGGCCGTAGTTCAGCTTCAGGTCCAGCGTTGCGCGCGCGATGTCGCGAGCCTTGTCGGCGAGTCGCTTCAACTCGGTATCGTTCGCGTACTGCGCGAGGATCGCGCGCGCGTCCGCCGTCGTCATGCCAGAGCCACCGTCCGGCATGTCCTTGTTGATGAGCGCGACGCGCTTGTTGCGCTCCTCTGCGTGTTGTGCGTGCAGCAACTCCTCAAGCTGCTCGGGCTTATAGCCGGACTTCGCCAGTTCCTTCATCAGCGGGCCGGTGAGGCGCTTCTTGGCTTCTTCGAGGCGCGCGGCGATACGTCCCGGCCGGTTGCTCTCGGCGCGGTAGTAGTCGGCGTACTCCTTGACCGTCGAGCCCGTCAGCGCGGCGATGCGCTCCTGAACCTTCTTCACGCGGTTCATGTTGTCCTGCACGACAGCCTGGAAGCGCTCGAAGCGGCCGGGTTCCGGCGGCGTCAGGCCCGTAGCCGGTGCCGTCGTCGACGGCGTGCCCGCCGGAATCGTCGAGTAGCGCGCGCCGTCGTTCGGACCCCCCGGCTTGTTGTCGCGCAGCGCGGCCACGGCGAGCGCGCGGAGTTGGCCGGGCGTCACGGCGCCGAGCTGCTTGCCGAAGCGGCGCAGTGCCCATGCCTTGACGGCGCCAACCATGCTGTCCACCCACTTGCCGAACGCGGCCGGCGCCTGCTCGAAGTGCTCGATGGTGTACGCGGCGAACTCCTCCGGCGTCAAATCCTCGGTCACGCCTGCCTGCCGCACGCTCGCGCGCGCCGCATCATAGAACTGGCGAGCACGGCCGCTCGACTGCTGCGCCTGCCGATACAGCGAGCCAAGCTGCTTCATCAGCCCGCCCCACGCCTTGGCGTTGTCAACCAGCTTCTCGGCGCCCTTGTGGAATGCCTCGTGCAGGAGCACGGCCGTTGCCGATGCGGGCGTCAGGTTCTCCGCGACAAGGTGAATCGTGCCGTCCGGCATTGTCACGCCGCGCACGCCAGCCGGCGCGTCATTCGTCGGCAGCGTTCGTGCGGTATCGTGCAGCACCACACTATTGCCGTCGATAAGGCGCGACACGATAGAGCCAAACTCGCCACCCCTCAACGTGGCGCCGATCTCGGTAGCCGTCGACGTGCCCGTGCCGTCGCCCGCGCTGAACTTCGCGCCCTGCTCGGCGGGTTGCGCGTCGTTCGAGAGGCGGTCGGCATCGCTCGTGGCGGCCAGCTCCTTGATAACCGCTTGCAGGCGTTCGCGCTTCTGCGCCAGTTCAGCCTCAGCCGGGAACGGCTTTTCAACCTCCTTCTCCAGTCCGGGGATTTCCTTCGCGCTTTCGGCCGCGACGCGCTCGGCATACCGGGCGTTCGAGCGGTAGATATGCGGGTCGCTAATCTCTTTCGACAGGCGCTCCAGCCCCGCGCGAATGCCGCCCGCCGTCACGATGTTGGTGCCGAGCGTCGAGGTGTAGTCAGCCATCACCGCGCCGTTCACGCTCACGGAGAACGTGATCGACTTCGTATCGCTGCTGAAGCGCGACGGCGCCACGTCGATCTCGACCGGCATGCCGTTGACAGTAAGCCCTTCCATATTGAAGGACGGCGCGTTGCGGAACTCGTTGGCGGCCTTTTCGGCGACAGCCTTCGCCACATCCGACAGGCTGATAAAGTCCTTGCCGTCGAGCGACGCCTCGAAGTTTTCCGTCCCAAGCGCCTTGGCGATTGCATCCTCGACGGCCGCCTTGTTCGTCACCTTCTCGCCGCCAACCTCGATGCTGTAGCGGGCATTCTGATCGCCGGCCTTGATCTCGTTGATACGCTCGTTCGCGGCGTCCAGTGCCGTGCTGTCGTAGTGGTACGGCTTGCCCTCAACCGTCACGCTGCGCTCGCTGGAGCGCTTCTTGACGCCCTCCATGTTCTGCTCGATGCGGTCGGCAAAGGCATTGTTGCGCTTCGCCCGCACGGGTCCGCCTTCCACGTCGCGCTTCGCCTGCGCGAGTTTGCTGCGCATCGCGCCGATGCGGTTCTTGAACGAGCGCTGCTGCATTTCGAGCTTCTGGATGTCGCCGTTCAGCGTCACGCGCTCGACCATCAGCGGGTTGCCCGTCGCGAGCGCCG